ACCTCTAGCATATCAACATATTTTGGATTAGGAGTTCCGTCTTTCTTGTCCTTTCTCTCGAATGGCTTTTTATAAGCGTTAGTTTTACTCATTATATATTTTAATGAATTATTGGGTTTAAGTTTTAATTTAACAATATATTTTCTTTTAAAATTAACAATATATTTTTTTCTTATTATATTTTATATAAAGATGGGTATGTTTGATATGACTGAACTTATTAAGCGCATTATTAAGTATTTAATTGAAGGTTTAATGGTTGCTATTGCTGCTTTCGCGATCCCAAAACGCTCGTTAAATCTTGAAGAAATAGCATTACTTGCGTTAACTGCGGCGGCGACTTTTGCTATTTTAGATACATATATTCCTTCAATGGGTGTCAATGCTAGATCAGGAGCGGGACTAGGCCTTGGGCTAAATTTAGTTGGGTTTCCGGGTGGTTTATAACCATAATATGGTGTGGTAGCTTTAAGTTGTTTTAATAATATATAATTTAATAAAAATTGAATTATATTTTATAATATGAATTATGTCATATATTAGGTATGCTATATAATAATGAGACATTTAATAAATATTGCGAAGATAATGAAATTACTTTGCTGGAGAATTACGAACAAATAAAATTAAATAGAGAATACAGAATAAAGGGAAGATGTATTACTTGCGATTGTAATAATGAATTTGATAAATCATTTAGACAGTTAATAAAAACAGGAGCATATTGTTATAATTGTTGTGTAAATAATGGAAAACAAAAATGGGCGTTAAAATGTAAATATAATGTAGAAAATTTATTACACTTTTGTGAAGAAAGCAATATTACATTGATTAACAATTATGATAATGAAATAATTAATAGAAATACAATAATTAATGGAAAATGTATAACTAAAGAATGTGACGATATATTCAATAGGTCATTTAGAGAACTTGTTAAATTTAATGGGTATTGTGCTAATTGTTGTAAAGAAATTGGAAAACATAAAATAATAGAAACAAATTTAAAAAAATTTGGATTCGATAGTGCTATGAAAAATGAAGAAGTTAAGCAAAAACACAAAAATACAATATTAGAAAAATATGGTGTAGAACATATTTCACAATTAGACAAAATTAAAGAACAAATAAAGTCAACATGTTTAGCAAAATACGGAACAGAGTTTTCTTTACAATCAGAAGAGGTTAAGAAAAAATCTAAGGCAACTAACATAATTAAATATGGTGTAGAAAATCCACAACAAAATAAGGTTATTAAAGATAAAACATTGAATACAATTTTAATAAAGTATGGTTGCAAATCAGCAGTTGGTAATTTTGATGTTAAACAAAAAATGATAAAAAATAATATTGAAAAATATGGAGTTGAGCATCATTCGCAAAATAGTGAAATTAGTGAAAAAATGTTGAAGAATGCATATGCTACAAAAAAATATAAAATGCCATCAGATAAAATAATAGATTATCAAGGTTATGAAAATTTTGCGTTAGATGAATTACTTAATATAGAACATATTTTAGAAGATGATATTATTACAAATAGAAAAGATGTTCCTGAGATATGGTATGATGATAAAACTGGTAAGAAAAGAAGACATTTTGTTGACTTCTTTATTAAATCACAGAATAGGTGTATTGAGGTGAAATCAACTTGGACCAATCAAGCAAAAAATAATGTTTTAGAAAAACAACAAGCTGCGATAAATTTGGGATATAAGTATGACATATGGATTTTTGATGAAAAGGGAAATAAATTACAAGTATTATAATATTTTATTATACCATTATCCAAGCTCAAACAGTAGGAATAAACTCCCAATTAATTTCAACACACATTTTTTTCCATGTTTCGTCTTGTTCAATTAATTTTTCACGATCTTTTAATAAAGGAATATCTTCCAAATATTGTGTTTCTTCAAGTAGCTCACAGAACTTAAAAAGGACATAATAATAATTCAAAAAATTAACGCGATAATCAGGACAAGTTTTAGCATATGGAGATTGAATTTCCATAAATAAATTACATAATGTGTCTTCTAATTCAGGGCTAAAAACAGGAGGTGGAATGCCCAATTTATTTTTAATAAACGCAATGTGTTCATAATATTTATTAAATCCCAATTTCTTAAGAATTTCTTTTGTTTTATTATGTGTTAGTTGCTCAATCCCAATTCGTTCCTTTTTAATTTGTTGTTGAATTTGGTCAATAACTTCATCAGGAATTTGAGTAGTTTCCTTTCCTTGAAATTGTGCTAATATTTCCTTAAAATGATTAATTTTCTTATAAGCATAAAAACAAACTTCCTTTGGAGGTTCTTTATAGCTAGGTTTCTCGTTTTCAATTAAATAAGGTAAATTAACAGCACAAACATTACAAATAAGCACACCCTCATCATCAAGTGGGATCATTTCCCCTTTGTAACAAAATTGACATATATCAGTTTCTCTAATAAACGAATTCATATCCAAAAAAGATTCATCAATATTGCTTAAATATTTCTGAACAATATTTTTGTTTTTATTTTCAGTTATGTTTTTTTCATTTTCGGATTCATCTTGTTTAACTTTGAAAATATTAAAAAGTAATTGATTTTTAGAGGTGACGACTTTGTTAGTTTCTTCCACATTATTAATGTTTTTTTTATTTTCAAAATATTCAAAAATAAATTTAGAGTTATCAAGAAAGTAGTTATTTTTCTTGTATTTAAGTTTTTTGATTGTTTCGGTAATTTCCTTTAACCTATCCTTCATTTCCATTAATTGTTCAATGGGGGGAACAATTTTGTTATCTATTTTTTGTTTAAGATTAGTTCTTTCTTCTTTTAATTTAGGTATAGTATCAAATTCATCTTTAACAAAATCATTTACAAACTCTTTATGCTTGCCATCTAATGTGGTTGTATATTTTTTACAAATTTTTATTTTTTTTGTGGCCTTTGGTTTAAAAGATGGCATTAAGATGTATATATATATTGTTTTGTAGAAATATTTAATTAGTATTTTTATCAAATTATATAAAAAATATATTTACATGTAACAAAATATAATAAAATTGAATTGAATTGAATATATTTAAAGATAAAATCAATTATATTATATATTTAAAGATGTTGAATTTACTCGATAAGATGTTTATTAAGAGATTTTGTTTACCTTCTAATTCAGATATTGAATTATATGAGAACGGTTCATCTAATTTGAATACATGTTTATGTGGACATTATAATCACGTGGCGTGTATTTTAAAAGGGAAAGGGAAAGGGAGATATGAAAAAGACTAAAATATTAAGTTTTGGTGTAAATCAAATCGCAAATAGCGATTGTATAACACCCGGAATACACGCAGAACAAGATGCTATAAATAAACTCAAACCATTAAAATATAAAAAAAATGTAGAATCTATAAATATATTAGTAATAAGATTATCATCAAAAAATAAGTTACAATCGAGCAAACCTTGTGCTAATTGTATAGAAAGTATGAAAAATAATCCAATTAAAAAAGGATACAAGATACAAAATGTATTTTATTCGGATAGCGAAGGCAATATAATTAAAACTAATCTTGTTAGTTTAGATAATGAGGAAAAACATATTTCCGGATTTTATAAACTTAAAACAAAAAATGTAAGAAGATAATAAGTTAAAGAGATAATAAGTTAAAAGAAGAAATAAAGAATGCCATATAACTTTAATAATGGACATAGAAATAAAGTTAGAAGACAAACAATTAGAGATAGATAAACTAAAATTCCAAAAAATGGTTTTTTTATTTAATGCTTTAGACAATGGTTGGTCAATAAAAAAAAGAAAGGATTCATATATATTTACAAAAAACCACGAAGGAAAAAAGGAAATATTTGATGAATCGTATTTATCTATATTTATGAAAGAGAACACGGACATTAATAAAATATTATCGTAAAATGTAGGTATGATTTTGTTAAACGTGTTACAATTATATAAAATGTTAAACTTAATAATTATGTTATACATACATATTTATGAGGGGTAATAATTATATTAATTAATAATTATAGAAAATGTGTAGGTATACATTGTAAAACTAAATTTAATTATTTATTTCAATTAAATTTATTTTCAAAAAGTTTTTTATCTTTAGGGATTATATAATATGGGAGGCGGATTAATGCAACTCGTGGCTTATGGAGCCCAGGACGTTTACCTTAAAAGCCTGTAGGGTAGAAAAACATCAGGGAATATCTAAAAAATACGATATTCATAAAGCCTTTTGTGGATGCTTCTCTTTTATAGAAAGTACCACTGATGTTAATCAGGGAAATTAATAGATTCACAAATTAATTTGAAAAACCCTGGTAAGAAAATCAAACTGCTTGAAACCCCTAAAACTTATTCTACTAAGCAATTTTTGTGAGAAAATTGTGGCCAAGACAAAGACCTTGGGTATAGTAAAAATGAATAAGATGAAATTAATGTAACAAAAATAATATAACAAATAAATTAACTAATAGAAATGGGCAATGAGCATCCAAGCTTCTTTAAATAATATTATTTTAAAACAATATAGATACAAAATAAATTAGAATGTATAAATAAATGTCTTGCGAAATAAATGAAAAAATATGTGATAAATGTGAAGTTAATTATCCGATTAGTAGTTATAGAAAATATAATGAAACATCCATCGGAAAAACTTGTAAAAAGTGTTTAAATGAATTAGATAAAATAAGAAAGAAAAATCTTAGACAAAAAAGGTCAGAAACTGTTTTGGTAAAATGTGAAAAATGTCAAGAAGAAAAGGCATTAAAATGTTTTGCAAAACTAAAAAAGTTTTATAAAAAAAAGATTTGTCGTTCTTGTTATCCTAATTTTTTAACAGAACAAAAAACGGAATGGTGTAAAAACGAACATGATACAAATATAAATTATAGAATTAAAAAATCGTTAGCTGCCCGTTTAAGAGCTGTTATTGTTAAAAACAATTCAACCATGAATTATATTGGATGTAATATTCAATATTTAAGAGAATGGTTTGAATATAATTTTACGAGTGAAATGAATTGGGATAATTATGGGTCATATTGGTCAATCGATCACATTATACCAGTTTGTAAATTTGAATTAACTGATGAAGATGAAAAATTAAAATGCTGTAATTGGACAAATTTAATTCCCGTTCAACTTTTTAAAAAAGTTGATCAAAATATTTATCAGACTAATAATACTAATAATACTAATAATACTAATTTGGCTCTACCTTTTTTAAAAAAGGTAGATTATATTGTAAATAAAATAGAAAAATTTAAAGAAGAAGGTTCAACGACTAAATGGTTTTCGAGTGAATTTATATTAAATAAAGATTTTGCTGAAATGAAAGCAAATATGAATTCACTATAAGATATAGTCTAATCCTTATTGAAAGATAAGGTAGAGGAAATGTACAGGTAATCCTCAAATTACTTTCTGGAAAGTGACATACCGTCGCTATACCAATTTTGCTATTGAATCAATTGAACAAACATTCAATGGCCAAGCTGATTTCGGACGTCGTGTTCAATGCACGATCAGTAGAAACGGCGATCTTGCATACAGAACATACTTGCAAGTTACTTTACCCGAAATTAACCAACTTATGGGCATTGCTTCCTTCGCCGCTGGCCAAGGATCGGGCGTCTATGCTCGTTGGTTAGATTTCCCCGGTGAGCAAATCATTGCTCAAGTTGAGGTTGAGATTGGTGGCCAACGCATTGATCGTCAATATGGCGACTGGATGCACATCTGGAATCAACTCACAATGACTGCTGAGCAAGAGCGTGGTTACTTCAAGATGATTGGTAACACCACTCAACTCACATTTATCACAGATCCTTCTTTCTCTGAAGTTGATGGCCCTTGTGACTCCTTGGCTCCTCGTCAAGTTTGTGCTCCCCGTAATGCTCTTCCTGAAACAACCCTTTATGTTCCTCTTCAATTCTGGTTTTGCACCAACCCTGGTCTTGCCCTTCCGTTGATTGCCCTTCAATACCACGAAGTCAAGATCAACCTTGATATCCGACCCATTGATGAGTGCTTGTGGGCTGTTACCACTCTTTCTTGCCAATCCGATGGTCAACAATATGCTCCCGGACGCCCTGTTCCTGCTGCTATTGCCTACAATCAATCTTTGGTTGCTGCTTCTTTGTATGTTGATTACGTCTTTTTAGATACTGATGAGCGCCGAAGATTCGCCCAAAATCCCCACGAATACTTGATCACCCAACTCCAATTCACTGGAGATGAGTCCGTTGGTTCGTCTTCCAATAAGATCAAGCTCAACTTCAATCACCCCGTCAAGGAGCTTATCTGGGTTGTCCAACCCGATCAAAACGTTGATTACTGCTCGTCCCTTGTTTGTGATGCTCTTTTATTCAAGGTTCTTGGTGCCCAACCCTTCAACTACACAGATGCGATTGATGCCCTTCCCAATGCTATTCACGCTTTCGGCGGACCTGCTGGCATTGCTCAAGACTCTCGTGCTTACATTGATGCCCAAGGTTTGTTTCAAGATGCTGGTGCTCTTGATTACGCAATTCCTAACGGTTTCACTGGATACTGGCACGGACCTTCCAATCCTTACAACGAGGCTAATCTTGGCGGTGTAGTCCCCAACTACAGCGGTGTTGCTGGTCTATCTGATGCTGAAAAGGCTGCTCTTGCTGCTCTTCAAGGTGGTTCTCATTTGGATAACTCCACTGTTTCCGATGCCGGAACCTTCGTCCTCTGCGAGACCTCTGTTGATCTTCACTGCTGGGGCCAAAACCCTGTTGTCACCGCTAAGCTCCAACTTAACGGCCAAGATCGTTTCTCTGAGCGTGAAGGATCTTACTTCTCTTGGGTCCAACCTTACCAAGCACACACCCGTTGCCCTGATGAAGGTATTAACGTTTACAGCTTTGCCTTGAGGCCAGAAGAACATCAACCGTCGGGTACGTGCAATTTCTCCAGAATTGATAACGCAACCCTTCAACTTGTTCTCTCGAACGCCACTGTTGAAGGAACAAAAACCGCAAAGGTGCGTGTTTATGCTACAAATTATAACGTGTTAAGAATTATGAGTGGGATTATTAAGTATATGCTACAACATACAACGATAAAAAGTGTATATACTGCCTGTCCCAAACAGTTGGCTGCCATATTAGATATTTGCTTCCTAATATGGGTAAACAGTGTAAAGCAATTATACATTCAACAACATCAGAATGTATTATATAACCAGCTAGTCTGTGTTTGACTATTTAATGGTCAAATGGAGGCAACATTTCTAAAATGCAGGAACATCCTTAGAGCCTTTTCTACTACTTTATTAAATGAAAATTTAATGAATACCCAGGGTAACGACCTCGGGCATAGTAATAACGAAAAGGATTGGACAATCCGCAGCCAAGCTCCTAAGTGCGATAAAGCAAGCATACGGAGAAGGTTCAGAGACTATAATGGAGTGGGTCTGAGAAAGCTAGCAACTTTCAGTGATGACTTAAGGGATAGTCCATGCTCAAATTGAAAGATTTGGGTCGCTATGTGCTGCTCGGGGCGGGTTAGCATACAGTAATTGAATGAATTACATTTATATATATATAATTCAAAAAAACAATATAAAGACATTCATATTATATAATTTATAATATGAACAAAAAATCACTAAAACCAAGTTTTTGTATAGACTGTGATAATTATTTTATTAATTATGAAAGCAAAACATTTTTTCTTGACAAAATTGACTGGACACAAATAAGAGATTTTGACAAAACATTTAAATTAGATGAAATACATACTTATCCTTTTTATAAATATAATAATAAAGAAATAACCTATTTAGAGTATTTATTTAAATTTAATGCTGATGAAAATATATATCATTTTAAAAATAATAATATTTACGATTTGCATAGAATAAATGTTGTTTGTTATCCAAAAATTTATAGAACTATTATTGATAAATATGACATTATAGATTATATTGATGGTCATTATTCTACGTTAGGTCAATCTGCGTATAAAATAAAAAATTGTATGTGGAAAATAAATGAAAATGACAAAGAATACTTATTAATGTATTGCGAAAAAGATACGTTATTTAAAATATGTAATGAAAGTTATAATAAAATTTTAGAATATGAAACTATAATAGGTAAAAAATTAACTTGGTATAAAGCATCAAATGGTTATATACAGGCACATAATCTTGTAGATAAAAAAAACTATTATATACATCAAATTATAACTGGATGTTATGGAAACGGTCAAGGAACTAAAAATATTAGTGTAGACCATATTGACAGAAATCCTTTAAATAATTCTTGGGAAAATTTAAGAATAGCAACACGCGAAGAACAAGAACAAAATTCAAAAGGAATTAAAGAAGGAACCAAAAGAGAAAGAAAAACTGGCGCTAAACCTTTACCAGAAGGTATAACACAAAATATGATGAAAAAATATGTTGTTTTTTATGAAGATTATGCTGATAAAGAAAAAAAAAGATTACGTCAATATTTTAAAATTGAAAAACATCCAAAACTAGATAAAATATTTATTGGTTGTAAATCTAATATAGTTTCAATTCAAGAAAAATTAAATCAAATTAATAAAATAGTCGACGATTTAGAAAAGGATTAATAATTAAAATTGAAAACAACTTAAAGACAAGAGTATATATTACACTATACAACGATGAGCGAAGATAATCAAATCCAATTAAATAAATTTAAAAATATCCCACCGAATCCATCTTATATTGCTGGGTTTATTGATGGCGACGGTTGTATTTTTATAAGAAAAATTACAGATGGATTTCAATCTGGGTTTACAATTTCTCAATGTAGAACTAATGTTCTACAAATTATTCGTTACCATTTTGGAGGCTCAATTACTTCATCTGTAAATAGAAATGATAAAATTATAAACTTAATGGATGAAGATAATAATGAATATTATCATAAGCATAATGTTAGAAACCAATATAATTTATTAATTCGCAATAACGAATATCAAATATTATTAGATTATTTAAACCAATCTTTTATAATTAAAGAAAAACAATATCAATGTTTGTATAAGTTTAATAAATTCGCAAATTTAACAAATTATATTGAAGAAAAAAACAATTTGCATGTAACTTGTGCGGAACTTAATAAAAAATGCGAGTTAAATAAAATATATTTAACACGAATAAATATTGAATATATAGCAGGATTATTTGACGCAGAAGGATGTATTCATATAAATCAAAATACAACAAACAAATTTTATATATCAATTTCTCAAAAAAATCATCCATTAATTCTACACGAAATTGTAAAATTTTTAGGATTGGGTAAAGTGTATAATTATGTAGTTATTATTTATAGTAAATCGTGTTGTTTAAAATTCATTCAATTGGTCAAACCACATTTAATTGTTAAATATAATCAAGCAATAGCGTTTGAAACCTTTTTACAAACAAACGACACAACTATAAAAGAACAAATGTATGTAATTTGTAATAAGGAAAAACACGAAATAGAAGTATTTACAGATTTAAATCAAAATGATAATGGTAAAGAAGGCTATTTGGAAACAGTAAGACTTAAAAAAATAAAGGAACTAATTTGTAAAGAAATAAATATAAAACAAATTTATAAAGAAAAATCTGAAAAAATGATGGGAACAGGTAATCATAATTTCGGTAAATCATTTTCAGTTGAAACTAAGAAAAAAATGTCTATTTCTATTCGCGAATCCAAAGGAGGAGTAACTGATGAAATAATTAAACAAGTTAGAAAATTAATGGAAAATGGGAAAAAAAATACAGAAATACAAATTTTACTTGATTTGCCAAGACATACTATAACCAGAATAAAAAACGGTGAAATTGTTTGTAAAGACGAAGACAAAAAAGAAAAACAGTCTTTAACCCAAGTTGAAGTTAATTTATTAAAAAGAAAAATATTAGTAAATGAGATAATTATTGTTATTGAAAAATTCATAAAAAAATGGAAACCCAGTGAAATTTTGGATTATTTAATTGAACAAAGATTTTCTAATAATATTACAAATAATCTTACGATTGACATTATTAAAAATATAAAAAGAAATTTAACAACGGGTAAACCAATAATATATGAATCTGAATTGTCAAAAGATAAATATGAATATTATATAAAAATTATTAATGATTTCGCAAAAATAAACATTTAAATTTATATTGGTTATTTATAAATGGATAACCAATTTAAAAAGGAATTTATACAAATGAAAAAAACAAGAAGAGAGAAAAAACGTTGTGAAAAACGGTCTATTACAGGAGAAGAAGTTATTTTTATTTTTGAAAAAGTATTAGAAGGATGGTCTACGATTCGCATATATAATACAATTATTCAAAATGAGCAATCTTCATCTGTAGATAAAAAAAAAGTAGAAACCATTTCTTCTGGAAATTGTAAAGTATATGAATCCGAATTATCAAAAGAGAGATTTGATTATTATAAAGAGCTAAGAGAAAATGTTTATGAATATAATTCTAAAACTTTATTATAAATATTCTTGTTTTTTAATATAATGTAACCATAATATATAATGGTCGCAATACCTTTTATAAATAAAACAAAAAAAACAAAATTTAAAGGAACCTTTAATTTAGATTCCACAGATTACGAATATACTATGTATTTATTACCAATTACAAAACAAAAAGAATATAATGAAATTGTTAATTATTTCGGAAATCGTATGTTTAAAGGAAGTGTATGTTTAGAAGTAGATGAGTCGGCTGTTGAATATTATTTAAATAATGAATATGTTAGTGCGTTTATAATGATTAATCCATTAAATATTGATAATATAGCATCTGGCACATTACAAATTTATGATTGGTGTAATACTTCTAATAATTCGTATTCAAAATCGCAATCTATTGACGACGCTGATGTTTGGATCAATGATGTTTGTAGAGTCTCTAGTTCTAGTAATACCGGAAATCCATTAAAAGCATTATTTTATTTTATGGAACAACTAACAATTCAAAACTTACATAAAAATAACATTAACCTTTACATTGAAAATGAGCCAGATAATGTAAAGGTTCTTAAACCAAAATATGAATCATTGGGATTTGTAAAGAATATGATTCAAAATCCAGAAATTTGCCCTAATTGGACAGGCACCGAAATAGTCATGGAAAAATCTGGATTAACAGAAGAAACACCAGTTATTGATTTTTCATTTTTACAATCATCTGTTAAAACAGATAGATATACTACAGATAAAGGAAAAGGAACTAACAAAACTTACAAACTCAATCATAGATCTTACAAACGCAATCGTAGATCATACAAACGCAATAATAGATCTTACAAACGCAATCATAGATCTTACAAACTCAATCATAGATCTTACAAACGCAATAAGAAATATTACAAAAAATAATATTAAAGCGTTATTAATATTTAAATACTATATTATTTAAATATATAATATGAACTTGTTAGTTACTGGTTGTTGTGGATTTATAGGTTCCAATTTTGTAAATTATTATTTTAAGGAAAACAGTTCTGTAAACATAATAAATTTAGACGCTATGTATTATTGCGCATCTGAGAACAATGTTGACGAACATATAAGAAATTCTGATAGATATAAGTTAATTAAAGGCAATTTATGTTCATTTGAACTTATTTCATCTACATTAGCGCTTTATAATATTGATACTGTAATTCATTTTGCGGCACAATCGCATGTTCAAAATTCATTTGATGATGCTTTACAATATACAAACGATAACGTAGTCGGAACACATACATTATTGGAGGCGTGTCGTAAATATGGAAAAATACAACGATTTATTCATATTTCAACCGATGAAGTATATGGCGAATCAATGATATCTGAAAATGAAGAGAAAAAAAACGAAGGTTCTGTTTTATGTCCTACAAATCCATATGCGGCAACAAAAGCAGCTGCTGAATTAATAGCTAAATCATATTATCATTCATTTAAAATGCCAATTATAATAACACGTGGTAATAATGTGTATGGTCCAAATCAATATCCTGAAAAACTAATACCTATATTTATTCAACAACTTTTACAAGGTAACCAAGTAACTATTCAAGGTGATGGGTCAAATGTTAGAGCATTTTTACATGTAAGTGATGTATGTTCAGCTTTAAAATTAGTCTTGGAAAATGGTAAAATAGGGGAAATATATAATATTGGAAGCGACGATAATCACGAATATACAGTTTCGCATGTGGCGCATATATTGATTGAAAAAATAATTGGAACAAAAGATTACGATAAATGGATTAGTTATATTCAAGATAGACCATTTAATGATAAACGATATTATATAAGTAATCAAAAAGTTAAAGATTTGGGATGGACAATTGAAACCGAATTTAATAATGGAATTGATGAATTAATTGAAAAATTAAAAAAGATTGGTTATTAAATAAATATTTTTAAATAACTATTAATTAAAAATATTCAACGTTTTCTTGTTTTAAGTTTATTACGATTTATCATATATTTTCTTGTTTTATATTTTCTTGTTTTATATTTTCTTGTTTTATATTTTCTTGTTTTATATTTTCTTGTTTTACGTTTTCTTGTTTTATATTTTCTTGTTTTACGTTTTAACATATGTTTTCTTGTTTTTACTTTTCCGCCCAATATTCCTGCTAAAAATAAGGCACCAACTCCAGTTCCTAAAACAGCAGCAGTACCAACACCAACAGCAACATTTTCCGGATTATTTTTAGCATAATTAATAGCTCCTTTACCTATATCGGAAGCATATGTTTTTAATGTGGACTTTTGTTGAGGTTCGTTTTGTTGAGGTTCGTTTTGTTGAGGTTCGTTTTGTTGTGGTTCGTTTTGTTGTGGTTCGTTTTGTTGAGGTTCGTTTTGTTGAGGTTCGTTTTGTTGTTGAGTTACATTACCTATCGTGGTTCTTGGAGGTAAAAATGGAGCTGTATTTTTTGGTGCTGGTATTGGATTATCAAATTTATTAATATGTATTTCAATTGAATATGATAAATCTTTTATATTAAATTTTAATTTCCCATTCATATTTCCCCATGTAGGTGGTTCGTGATACTCAGTATTGAATAAATCAAGAAGGGTAGATTCAATGCTTGAGACAATATATTGTTCTTTTAAATTTACAATAATATCTATATTTTTGTTACCGCCTCGTTGCATAATTCCATTACGTCCCAATGGTTCTATAATCATATCGCTTACAAATTGAATATTTTGTTGAATACAACATAAATCAATTATATTAATAATATCTAATGAAATTGGCATTTTTTTGGTATTCATTGAATTCATAAGTGTTGAATTAAAATAATCAACTTCCTGATCATATTGGTCTTTTCCAGCAAAATTTGATAATTCTTCATTAGGAACAACTATATTGTTAATTTTAATAACTCCTGCTCTATGTAAATCGTGACCTAATTGAGATTTTATTTTAGAAATGTCAATTTTACCAGTATTAAATATGTCTCGTTTCTGAAAATATAATACTTGTGTTAAAAAATAATATAAATTTTTTTCACTATTATTATATAAAGTAAAATCTATTGTCCCTGTTGGATTTTGTAAATATCGCCCAACTTCAGGAGAAGTATCAAATAAGGTAAACATCGCATTTGATTTTTCTTTTTCAATTTCATCGCGATTATCTTTATTTTTACTTATAAACGGATAAATTTTATTAATTTCTTCAAAAACCAGTGTTACTGGTAGCAAACTTGGATTTTTTTCAACAAATGATTTATATTCATCAATTTTCGATGTATTATTATCTACCTCTTCATGAGGTTCATTCATAATTTTTTTAATATTTGCTACATTTGTTTCATCGCCGCTATAACCTACAATAGCTTTTTTATAGGTTGATTGAGCATCATAAGTCATACTAAGTTGTTTACAATACGGAGATGAATTTTTTTGACCTAAAACATTTTTGGGGCAACATTTTTCATAATTAAGTTTCATTTTTTTTAACGGTTCTTGACCGTCACCCATATCTTTAGATAAAGTTGATAAATTCATAATATTACAATCATCGTCTATATTTTTTGGATCACCTCCTTTTTTATGTTTTTTTAAATATTTTTTATGTATATTTTTACGAGATTTCATATATATATATACTTTTAAAAAAGTTATAACGAAGTAAAAGTATAGCAAAATTTAATTAAGTTCTTTGATCCAATATTTAAAAAAGTATAATAATAATGAAAACATGGAAATGGAGCACAGGAGAACCTTATTACAAAAGTGCTAGACCAGAAAAAACTAGTAAAGAACCGAATACAAATTCGAATATAGATCCAAATTACGAATATGATTCGCAAAAAAGCGCAATCAATCAATCTTTAGCAGATGATTCCTTTTTTAATCAAGATTCAGATTTACTTAATATTACGAATTCGATGTTTTCAAGAAATCAAACAGCTAATGAAACTAGACGTGAAGATATTGATACAAAAATGGCCGATCGTGAACTACTAGCCCAAAGAGGAGTTAATCCGTTTTTACAAACTAGTTATGTTAATGATATCGTAACTCGGGATATGTATTTGAAGCCAGTTAATACGACACATGGTAGAGAAAAAGAGTCTGTAAAGGATGAATAATAAACTCATTTATATTTAGATAGCCTTTACGCACATAGTATGAAGCAATCTATTCGCAATGTAAGCCAAGAATATATTTAATAATACCATAACAGAATTAATGACAAATGTAACATTTACTTTCTTGAAATGCATAATCATAAAAAATGCTATAGAAATAGCACTAAATACAAATAATGAACCTAACACAATAGACAAAATATAAAAATAGACACAGTATTCTCTTGGCAAAGGGCCAAAATATTTATTCATAAAGCCGGGCATTATATAATATTAACGAATATATTAAATTCGTTAAATTTAATTAAAAATAACATATTTAAGAGAAAACAACTTAAATAAATTGTCCGAAATCTTAAATAATGAACAACTCTAGTTATACAACTCAAAATGATTTATTACTAAAGAATCTGATAATTTTCTATGATACCGATTTAAATGGTTCTTTTAATGTAAATAACAATTTAGACAAAATGATTCGAATTATTACTGGTGAATCTAAAATATCTCTTAGAATTGTTGATTGGTTTGCAACAAACTATGCTAAAAAGTATTATACATTATTTACAATTGAACAAACCAGCGATAATATTTCGAGACGGTTTAAGGTCTACGATGATTATAAACTTAAATTAAAAGCTTACAGTAAGAAACGTTTTGACCCTTTTTGTCGATGGGACAGAATTAGCATACCATATACCAAGGGAAAATTTATTGAAACAACTATTGGACAATTAAATTTCTTTAAATGGGCTCTTGAAAATAAAGTTATCGAATATGTGGAACAAAATTATGATACCATTGAAAAGGACATGAATAGTCGTAACAGCACATCCAAAAGAAAAGAAACACTTGTGGATAACTCCAAGACACGAAAGAAGCGAGAAGAATTGTCCATTTCGGCTACTAAAAGTATCAAAAAGGAGAAGGTCGAAATAATTGTTCAGTTTAATTGATTTGCTTTCGTTTTTAAAAACAAAAGTAAATAAAAAACAATATAAAGACAATAACTATTATTATATATAAATGGAAACGCTAAATATTGTTAATCTTATTGAAAGTAATCCCATTACCAAGTTGTCTAGTGATTATAATTACAAATTATTAGTAAAAATTAAAGATAATTTTACCGATTTTGAACAACATGTATTTTTATCTAGCTTTTATTGTTATTTAAATTATCATCCAACAAATGATTTTGTGATTGATTTGGATAACGTTTGGAAATGGATAGGGTTTAATCAAAAAGTTAAGGGAAAATCATTGTTGGAAAGACACTTTACACTAAATAAGGATTATATACTGTTGACTTCCCATGCGGGAAAGCAAAATAATGGGATACAAGGTGGTCACAATAAAGAAACAATTATGTTAAATATTAATACGTTTAAAAAATTTTGTTTAAAAGCCGGAACAAAAAAAGCAGACGAAATTCATGAATATTATATAAAAATGGAAGGATTAATTCAAGAGGTAATAAACGAAGATTGTATTGAATTAAAAAAACAACTGGAAGACCAAAAACAAAATATAGAGAAAGAAAAAGATGAATTAAAAAAACAACTAGAAGACCAAAAACAAAATATTGAAAAAGAAAAGGAAGAATTAAAAGAAAAAACTTTATTGGAACAGTTTCCTTTAAACACTCAATGTATTTATATTGGATTAATTGACAATAAAACACTTGGGATACCTGGAAAAAAAATGTATAACGAAACAGTTATTAAATTTGGACAAAGTAATAATTTACAAGAAAGAGTTAAAACTCATAAAAAAACATATGATAATTTTAGACTATATAGCGCATTCAAAGTAAAAAATAAGATTGAAATTGAAAATTGTATTAAAAAACACTCAATAATGAAGGAACGATTAAGAATTATTACGATTAATGATATTGCTTATCGTGAAATAATTGCTTTAGATGACAAAGAATTTGTTATTGGAAATGTCGAACAAATTATTAAAGAAATAATTAAAGAAAACGAATATAATGTTGAGAACTATAATTTGCTATTGAAAAAAAACGAGGAACTTCAAAATGAAATATATCGATTAAACGATGAGGTAAATGAAAAAAATAAATTTATTGAAAAAGGTAATAATAAAATTCAAAAAATAGAATACGATATTACAGAAGATATAAAAAATAAAATAGCAAGTAATTATGCCATATGTAAATATGGATATTATTTATATGCGTTCCAATATGAGCCTATGAGATTTATATGTTCCATTACACGACAAAAAGATTATGAATTATTGATTAATAATTTAAAAACACAATATGATAATGGTGAAATAGTTTATCAAACTAAATGCTCGTATCCTTTAACCGAAAAAAATATGACTTTTATTTTAAAGGAAAATTGCGTGTCTCTTGGGCAAAATAAATTTGAATCGTCTATCGACGATATTAAAAAAATATTAGATGTATCTGTTAAGATTGAAGAAGTATTAATTAACGAATCTAAAGATTTAGATACTTTGTATGATATTTTATCAACTAATCCTAAATTATCAAGTATTGAAGAAAATGATCCGGAAGTTCCTGTTATAAGAAAATCAAAAAGATCAATAGATCAAATAAATAAAGACACTGGAGAAATTATAAAAACATACGAGAGCATTGAAGCCGCTGGGCGTAGTTTAGGATTAACCACCGGAACCGCAATTGGTATAGCACTTAGAGAAAAAAGAGTATGTAAAGGGTTCCTTTGGAGATACGCAGGTATATCTAAAGAAGAACAATATTCTGAACAACCTGTAATTAAAATTTGTTGTTCAACAGGAGAAAAAACAATGTTTAACACTATTTCCGATGCTGCAAAAAATGCTAACGTTAGTCATCCTGCTTTAAGACATAGAATTATTACTAAAGTTCATACAAATGATTTTCATTGGATTTTTGACAAATCCGCATCTCATTATCACTAATTGAAAATATTATATTTATTTATTCTATAAATGAATACAATACAAAAACGTTTTCTATTATTTTTGATAGGTTGTATAGGTACTAGATCTTTATTTGTATACTTGGCAAAAAATGCGAATACAACTTATTTAACGTATATGGGATATTTAGCGCTTTTACCTGCTATGGGATTTATTTATTTATTTTTGACTGGCTCAAGAAAGACTGGCGCAGAAGTTTTTGGTGATAAAATTTGGTGGAATGATTTGAGACCAGTTCACGGATTATTATACCTTTTATTCGCTTATAACGCAATTAATAAAAATAATGGCGCCTGGATATATTTGTTAGTTGATGTTATTATTGGACTAACAAGTTTTCTATGGTTTCATTATTACAATGGAGATTTTTCTAAATTAGTAAACTTGTAATATAGTAATAAAATAAACTATAAGTTGATATATAATTAAAAATTTAGTGTTATAGATAAATATGGGTAATACTCAATCAATGAAAAAAATAAATTACGAAGATATGCAAACTGTTACAAAAAATCCCGAAATATATTTAATAATCAACACGCTATCCCCGTCTGACCAAAAATGTTTAATTGTCAACACAACGGTTGCTGAAGAAGAAGAAATACTTATTAATAAGTATTTAAAGGAAAATAAAAGCATTAGAATTATAGTTTATGGAAAAAATTGTAATGACGATAGTGTAAACAAAAAATATCAACAGTTATTAACATTAGGGTTTTATAATATTTTTGTATATACAGGCGGAATGTTTGAATGGTTGTTATTACAAGACATTTACGATAAAGATTTATTTCCAACAACTAAAAAAGAATTAGATTTGTTAAAATATAAACCGAATCAGTTATTAAATATTGCTTTATTAGAATATTAAAGTTAGAGTTAAATATGTTGATTAAATATGTTGATTAATTTGAGGAAAGAATGAATTAATTTTGGGTTGATTAATATTAGGTTGATTAATCTTAGGAAAGAATGTATTAATTTTAAGTTGATTAATATTACTATTCTTTTTTTTAAAAGATTCTTCTTTCCAATCAACGTCTAATACTTGGACAAAATCATCGTCTTCTTCTTTTTCTTCATCTTTTTCTTCTTCTTTTTCTTCTTCCTTTTCTTCTATATTTTTAATTAATCCCATATTTGCTAATTGATCTGCTCGTTTATTATGCGTTCGATAAATATGCGTAAATGTTATATATTTAAACTTACATTTCAAGGCTCTAAATTTTTCATATAATACCAATAAATTCTCATTTTTTACTTTATAAACCTTATTAGCTTGATTAATAACTAACAAACTATCACCATAAACACATAATGACGTAATGCCTAATTTTATAGCTTCTTCCAGGCCTATAATTAATGCGCAATATTCGGATTCGTTATTAGTTCTGTTTCCAATATTTTCACAAGAAGCAGATATTTCATCACCGTTTTTGTAAATAACAGCGCCAATTCCAGAAGGACCGGGATTGCCTTTACTACAACCATCAAAATATAATGAATATTCGCATATTGGATGTACTTGATTTAAATTAATATTATTATTTTTTGTATTTGTATTTTGTTTTTCCATTATATTTATTATGTATTATCTATTATGTATTTAATATATTTAAATCAATTTTTTTAAATTATTTAATTATATATAATTTTTGAATTAAAGCCATTTTAATATTATTAAATAACAATGGTTCATGGTAATTGGTATTCAGCTCGATATGAAATATATTTAACAAAACCATTAGATTTATATAATGATATTTTACCTATTTGTTCTAGTATTAGATATATGTTAAAATACATACAAATGAAAAAAGATGATA